TTCTTCAGCTTGTCGCTGTATTTGTAATCTTCTGGCATTAGTTTATAGCCAATGCTCATACTATCTAACGCACCCATCTTCATCAACTCATATACTTCACTTCCTTTTTGAGTGCCCATAGCAAGTCTGCCTTTGATTTTTAATCCTCGTTTATCTTCTTCCAGAGAATCAATTACACCAATCGGCTCATCTGTCTTATGCTGGTATAACAGCTTTATTTGGCGTGGCTTCTTATCGTAGATTGATTTGGCAAATGCACCTTGTTTAATGACATCATTACCTAAATCTTTATTGTTGAATACAGAAGCATAACCTTCAAAGCTCCCATCTTCGTCTGTGTCTATACCTTTATAATCACACTCTAAGTCTAAAACATCATTAATAATTTCTTCAGACATATGCTGATTTCCCTGTCAAGTAAAAGTTCTTTCTATTCTAGCAACAGAACAACCTTTATTACAAGCAAAAAAAGAGGGCGAATAGCCCTCTATAAAATCAAGCAAGTAAATTTTAGTGTAACTTATTTTATTAAAGTGTACATCACATATCTTGGTTTATCTTTTTTCTTCACCCATACACTTTCTATATCATATCCTTTCATTCTTAAATTATAGATAATACTGCTCAACCTTGTTGCCTTGAATAACTCAATGGCTTTCCATGTGTCAATAAACCCACGCTTTTTTAAATACTTTAACACTTCTTCGCTTTTATTTATTTTGCTCATTTTATGCTCCTAATAGTAAAATTATATAGAATGACAGAAAAGAAAATAATAGGACAAAGAAACCACCTACTATCTCCCAGCCTGATAAATATTCTTGCTCATCTTCCAACATCACTCTTATTTCCTGACCACTTTTATTGTACTTCTTGCTCATTGTCTACTCCTGAAAAAAATGGGAGCATTTCTGCTCCCTGTTAAAATTATATTTGTACAAATCCGTAACTTGCAACAACCCATTTACTACCATCTGCTTCAATAATATTTCCTATTGAAACTGAGTACATTTTATCAATATCATTTATGTGCATATTTTCTTCTCTAGGAATATCCATATTTCCAATGTGAAAAACTTGATTAAGAGTGTCTGCTGTAATGTCAGCAACATAATCATAATCTCCAGCGTTCCACGATTCATTTACTAATTTTTTTATTTCATGGTCGTCTGCAAAATCCATATCTAGTTTTCTAACTTGTTTATCAAGTGCTTCATGCCCTTTTTCATTTACTATTGCTCTCTCTAATTTATTTAATCTTATTTGATGTATTTTATATTTCATTTTCTTGCTCCTAGTTTTAAGTTTTTATTTATAAGTTATTAACTTATGTAAACCATTATATATAATTTAATTGTAATGTAAAGAAATTATAGTATTTATTTTTAGGTATAAGTGATTGATTTGTATAGATATTAAAAAATAGTTAAAAAAAAGTTTAAAAAAGAGTATGATTGAAGGTCAATAAACAACTAATGAGCAAAGTTATGGCAACACCAGAAACCAACCCTAGATACACTCTAATGAGTGGTAATAATCGTAGGGTATATGAGCAACAGAATAAGTATCTATACTTCTTTGGGTTTGAGTATGAAGATGATTTATTTAGTTGGGCTATCAGAATGAACAGCAATGTATTTAGTGATAAAATCTTAGAGAAAAAATATATAAACCTTTTAAGAGAAGCTATGGAAAACAACAAAAGAATTAATGCTGGAATCATTGATGAAAAAGTTTTTCAATATCCAGATGAAGCTGATTATTAATTTACTTAATATTTGGTAATTTTAATATTTCTTCTGTCAATTCATCAAAGCCTTCTTTAACATTTGGTGTCATTTCTTGCATTTTACTTTTCCATATTTCTTTATTCGGACTACCAGACAAACTTATATAATTAGCATAGGCTTCTGTACTTTCTCTGTTTTTTACTACCCTTCTTCCTATTTTAACACCACCTACCCCTGCTTTTTCGTAATAACTAATACCATGTCCAAACCCAACTTTTTCTTTGGTCAAAGCTCCCACATAATCTGCGTAAATTAATACATCTTCTTTATTTGTAACAATCATTTTTGTAACTGCATCATTTCTTATTGTTACAGAATTTCCTACACCTGTTAATGCTTTAAAAGCACCTGTAGTATCTTGTTCATTACCCAAAATTCCTTTTTTATTATAAAAATTAAAGTCTAAAAATTTATTAGCTATATTTTTAAATTCATCTTCTGAATATTGAGCTAATAACTTAGTATCATACATTTTTCTAATTTCATCTTTTTTAAATACTATGCCATCTTCTATAATATCATTTAAAAATTTCTCTCTTTTTTCTGCTGTTTCCCAACGAATGATTCCGTCAGCATTTGGTCTAATATTGTTTCTTTGTAGCAATATGACATTATTATCTAGAAGTTCATCTCTTGTATATTTTGGATTATATTTTTTAACTAAGCTATCTGAATCTTTAATAATTTCTTTGGTATAGATTTGTGAAGCATATTTAATGTCATCCATCTTAGAAGATTCTGCTCTTAACTTAATAGCTTTTGCTGATACTTTGTTTTTTGCTGTAACTTCTAAAACTTTTCCAGATGAAGTCATATTTTGTCCCCAACCCCTAAAATTACTACCTGACTTTGTTGGGTCGAATACTAATTTTGTAACTGCTTGAAAGTCTGCATTATGACCATATTCATGTCGCCAAACTGCTTGTGCTTCATAACCTATAAGGTCTCTTGGCATATTTATAGAATCAACTTGTCCTGTATATCCTAAAAAATATGCGTCTTTTCCTCTGACATCTGTTATAGGAACAGGCTCAAGTTTAGCTATTATATTTTTCTCAACACCTGTGTTTCCCCATGAATCCTTATGATATTCTTTTTCTTTATCTGTTGTTCTGCCAAATCCAACAAATACTGGCTTGACTAATGGAGCAACAGAAACATTTTCAACATTGACTGGCACTACAGGACTGACTGGCTTAGGTGTAGCTCCAATCACTTCATCTTCGGAATCATATCGCAAGGTAAAACATCTGCAATTAATAACATTAGCTCCACCACCATTCTGATAATCACCTGTATACAACATTCTTTTTTCAACAAATGCACCACCAGCAGTCGGTGTCAACACCTTAAACATTTCATCTTGTTTGACTACCGTTCCGTTCATGCTTCTGTGCCACGCCCTAGTCCTACTATCTAAAGCACTATTCCATTCTTTAACTGGGTCTTTGAATCCCAATGTCTTGGATATTTCGTCATTTCCATAGTTCATAGCAGAATGAGTTTCAGTCCTAGCAATCATGGTGGCTCTGTAGGGTTTAAATGCGTTATTTTGGCGTATATCTTTAGATATGGTAGGAATGGATTCCCCATCAGCAATACTTTTCTTGATTGACCTCTGAATGCTTTTCTTGGTGGTTTCAGATACTTCTGATACTTTTGTTGCTGTTACATCATTAATATATTTACCAATCGCTATATCAATCTCACTTTCTGCTTTCTTTTCTCGTTGCTTGATTAGCCTTTCACCTGAAGCAGTAATGACTGCCCTGTAATGACTGGATAATATCTTGTAGAAATCATCAGAGAAATCTTCCAGAAAGAAATAGTACATATCGTTATATTTTAGATATTCTTTCTCTGCTTGTCTGGCTGTTTTTTTAAACAGTTTTTTGACTTTAGCATTAAGACTTTTGGAAAGATTGAGATATAACTTGAGTTGCTCTTTGTAGTCCTTACGCCTATTAATTCTTATTTTTGCCATCTATTCAATTATTTCAAAATGCACAGCGTCTATAAAACTCATGTCCCTATTCAGATTGAAATCTCCTGTTACCCAGCTACCACCCCATCTTATCTTTATGTCTAGGATTTCGCAAACCTCGCCTACTACTCCAGCAACAGCTTCATAATATTCCAGTTCCCACGTTACCTTGCCATTATCGTAACAGGCAATATCAACAGCCTTACCCTGACAATGCAAAGACTTTGCTCCAACCTTGCTAAGTCCATCAGCTTTCAGTTGTTCGGCTCTCTCAAGGCTTCTCATGCCCTCTGTGATGCCAAAATCAATTGGTGTGAGCTTAATAACTTCATTCATAACTAATTTTAAGTCTGGATGAACTCCGTCTAATCTTTCTTTGGAACTATTGCCAAATTTAAACATGCCTTACTCCTTTGATGATAAAGGGTGGTCTTTGGGTAGTAAATCTAAATCAAACTTACCACCAGAAAATCTACCACTACTTACTGCTCTTAAAAAAGTATTAACTCTGGCATAAGCCCATTGGTCTTCTGACCTTACACTTGGTCTAACACTTTGAGGGTTAGTCCTGTAAGCTCCTATGCCACGCTTAAAAACCTTGCCTAACATGCCAACCGTTACTCTTTTTCCTTTCTTGTCTCCATGCTTCTCATTATGCTTATCAACCTTTCCTTGCAATGCCTTTTCTACAGTCTTGGATAATCCAGCTACTTTGTTTTCCATATCATCATATGACTTTTCTCTCTCTGCCATAATCTGATTTCTTTTCTTCCTTGACCAACTGAATCCAGCGTTTCCTCCCCACAAAGCTATCGCTATACGTCCCGCCGACGGAAATCCTTTGTCTCCCACATTATATCCTTGACCTTGCTTATCTACTTGATGTCTTGAATGGAATGAGAACATTCTAAGAACGGTACTTGGAGACATCCTTTCGCCACTTACGATTTGATTTGCACGAGCAACACCCACTTGAGTGCCACCCCTATTGAACTTTTTTCGCCAGTCCAGCCCTCTCCTAGCTTCTGTTTTCATGCCTTCGGTGGCTGTTAAATCCAAA